ATTTAACATGAACGTACAGAATAAGGTCATCGTTATCACCGGCGGTGCAGGCGGGATCGGCTCCGCCCAGGGGGGGCGGCGGGATTTTTAACGCCTAAATTGGCGATTGTTTGACGCAATAGAATTGCGATTGCTAAACGTTGTTAATAAAATAATCAAATGCTGATTTTTTCTTGCGGATTGCTTGCTTAATAATCAAATGATGATTATATTTGCATTGTCTTAGATGACAGAGATGATTGATAATGATGGAGGTCTAAAGGACCGGGAGGAAATTCTCAAAGAATTGAGGTCCCTCTTCCGATATGAAGACCAGCTCCTTGCAGGAGGATGGTATTCTAAATCGGATTTTGTTGAGACAGTTTACAAGCTGGTTCTCGAACTGGCGGAAGCTCTTCAACAAGATGAATGATTTGGGTAGCCCCGCGAGGGGCTACTTCAAATCTCATCATTCTCAATCATTCTTATTAACCTAAAAAATGTACAATATGGAATTACGTGAAAAAATTCAAGAGCTGGTGGATAGAATACATGCATCAGATACTCAGGATGGGCAAATGTCCGCAGACGCCTTATTTGCCGAGTTGAACGCAACGTTGGCCCCCGAAGAAAGAAAGGAGGGGGGCCGGATTATGCGCGAATTGCTGGCCGCTAACCGTAATGCCAGGCGGATGAAGCGTACTGATATAAATATGAAAGAAAAGTTAAACGGAATACAAGATATTATCTCTTTGTCGTATATTGCACAAAATTACTTCAAGAAGGATAGGACATGGCTCTATCAGCGTATTAATAGTACGCTGATAAACGGAAAGCCGGCAGCCTTCACTGATGAAGAACTGAAAATATTTTCTGATGCCCTGAAGGACATTGGTTCGAAAATATCGGAAACATCATTATCAATTCATTAAAAACATCTAAGACAAATGAAGGGCTCCACGGGTTGGAGCCTTTTTTAAATTAAGGGCTTTCAGTACTTGAAAGTTCTTTTTTTATACCTTTGTGGAAAATTCTTAAAATGTAAAACTATGGAGAACTATTTATCTTATCTCGTTGCTGTACACATTTTGGGCTCTTTTGCCCTTGCTTATGCTGCTTTACAAAGAACTGTAAGTTTTTGGCTGGCGTTTTTAATATCATTGGTATTAACTCCAGTTGTAGGTTTCCTTTTCGTACTATGTTATCCGACTTATGTGGAAGAGGATACAAAGAAGTATCTGAAAAAGCTATTGGAAAATAAAGTAGTAGAAGAACGTAACTAAAAAACATTTTCTTTGGCACTTTCAAATATTATCCTCATCTTTGCAGTGCTAAACATCCATAGAGTGTAATCTATGTCGCGAGCTTCGGTTAATGCTCAACGGAATTTTGGGCTTTTTTTATGCCCTTACATAAATATAGGCGGCTGCCTTTCCCATCATTATTTCAATGCTTCGGCATAGATACTAATGGATGTTTAGCAACTCGGGAAAGTGCAGCCGTTCTTGTGCTTCAGCTTGTAGGACTGATTCCTACTAAATGCTAAACATCCATTAGTATGGGAAACCAGAGAAACCGCGCTAACAGACGCAATGTATCTGTTGAAAAAGTCCAAAAGGCTTTATTGGAACTTTGTTCAGAACTCGCTTTAGGGAAAGAGTGTATTCCTGTTAGGTGTACAAACAATGCCATCATCATTTATGCTGGTGATGGTTGTCATGTTAATATCACTTTTAAGAAAGGAGGTAAGGCATGATGTTCTTTGTACAGCATTTGCAAACTTATGCCCCCAAGAATCGGGCATGGAAGAAAGTGTGTGATTACGTCGCTAAGTATGAAAATGTGCTGGTAAGGGATGAACTGGCACTGGATGCACTTAAAGAGGAACTTCGCCTCATGGTAGAGAAGGTTAATGCAGAACACCCGAAACTAAAATCAATTCGTTACAGTGCCGGGAGTTGCGGAAGTAAGCTTTCACGTATTGATGCTTCTGTGGATAAAATGGGATGTCCGGACATGGTTTTTATCATGGATATATGCCAGGTACGTTCAACTTATCAATTTAGTGAGAAAGGAGCGATAGAATGAAAAAGCCTATATTCAAAGTGGCAAAGACTTCTTCTTACGAGGAGGATAAGAACGTGTTGGAAGATTACAGCGTGTATCAGGCTGGTCATTTTATTTTTGCTGCCAATCATGAAGAAATTAAAGAGTTGATAAACCTGCTTGTATTAGCCCTAAATGATAGAAAGGAGGACAAAGATGAGTGATTCTGAAAGAAATCTCGATCCGGCTGAAGTTGTTCTCATTGAATACCTTCAGACTTATTTGCCAGCCGAGAAGAGGGATGATGATAAAATCCTGAAGACAAGTCAGGATATAGCCGATGACCTATCGGAAATGGTAGAGTTGACATTGAACCAGATAACAACTATCATGTTGGATATCGGATATCACAGTATGGTTGACAAAGATGGTCGTCCCAAGTGGATGATGATGAATAAAGACTAAGATATAACATTTTCTACATTTTGGGGAGGCATGCCGCTGTGAAGCGTTGTGCCTCTGTCTTTTTATGTGTTTCTGTGTGGAAATACCTTTGGGAAAAAATCAAAAAACTATGATTACAGTTCTCAAAGATGTGGCGGATTATATGTTTTCATCCGCTTTGGATAAAATTACTATCCTGACTGATCAGCCGGAAGTACAGTTCAAATTATTGTATGGAGATACAGAGATTTTGAACGAAACGTATGTTCCGGATGCTGAAGGTAAGATTACAATTTTAGATTTGCAGGATTTAATTGAGCCTTATTTGGCTTCCAAGCTGATAGGCGGTTTTTTCTATGTAATAGTCGTTGCTGGAAAGACCGATACTGTACGTGGATTTACGGTACAGTATTGTGCGGCGGAATCTTCGCTGGATGCAAAAGAGTTTATGCTAACTCATTTCCTGACCGCCATGATAGGCGGAGATAAAATTACCGCGATGGGACGCAAAGAATTCTTGCATTTGGTTGTGTCTGAGAGTACGGAAGTGGTGGTTAGTTGTGATTATCGGACAACGGATGATAAATTAGTATCTAAAGAGTTCGTCTTGGACACACTACCTGCGCATCAGGAAGTAGCTACGATTGATGTTTCTCCGGATTCTTTTATCAGCGATTTGGGCACTTTGGTGCGCTATACAGTTACGGCTGGCGGACGCGTGCAATATTACCAGATTGATTTGGCGTGTCCGGATGCTGCGCCTTGTTTGCTTTTTACCAATTCTTTTGGGTGCCAGGAAACATTTTACTGCACCGGAACCCATACTCTGGAGCCGGAGTATGAACGCTCATCAGCGATGATTGATGGGATGTTCCGTCACTATCATATTGAGGAAAATCGCGTATTCAAAGCGAATACGGGTATCCTGAATACTCCTATGAGCTTATGGGCGGATGATCTCTTCCGGAGCAAGGAAATTTATCTGTTGGAAGGAGAACGGCCGGGCAAAGAGATTGCAATAACAGAATCGGAATCAACCCGGACGAATGATTATGATAATATGCCTGCCTATACTTTCTCGTACAGATATGCGCAACGCAATCAGAACATTTTGCAGCTATCTCGTGCCGGACGTGTATTTGACAATACGTTTGATAATACTTTTGGATGATGGTTATACATAAAAGTGATGCGCTGCGCCTGCTGGAGTCTGGGCAGCCCTGTAACCTCCGTGTGTGGAAGCTTTCTACCGGAGATATCATCGAATACAAGGGAATCCGTTGTGTGGGTTCCCATTGGCGAGGCGGCACACATCGCATTCTGCTGCCTAACTCTATGCTTATAAGGGAGTTTCGGGATATAACAATGTTTGAAATCAATGGAATGAAAGTGTATTTATGAAAAAGGAAGAAAAAAAGGAAGTCCGGCAGAGTGAGCCATACTGTATGCCAAGTGAGATTTTTTCGATTGGCCAGTCGAATGTCATGGCATCGATAGAGACGGTAGAAGACAGTGCGGATATCTTTGACGAAGACGGAGAGGATGTTTCGGCAATTACTATTCCTGGCACTAAGAAATATAGATATGTTTCGTTTGGGCCGGATGATAAGTTGCCATTTGAGATTATCCGCCTGATTGGTGTGGATGAAGTGATGAGTCAGAACAAGCTTTTCAATGTCCTTACGTGTTATGGCGCCGGACAGAAGTACATGGATATCGAGACGGAAAAACCGACTAATGACCCGGAGATAAAAAAATGGCTGCTTCATAACAACATACCTGCTTTCACGCTTGAGCAGGCAACTGATGTGAAGTACTTCTTTTATTGCGTTTCCGTGGTTATCCTTTCCAATGATGGCAAGAAAATTACGAAGTTACGGCATAAGGAGGCTTGTTACTGCCGATTTGAGAAAGCGGACGAAAAAGGAAAGATTAACCATGTATTCTGTGCGAATTTCCGGAAATCTTCGCTTCAGGAACAGGATATTGAGGTAATTCGTCTTTTGGATGAGAAAGATCCATTGGGGGACTTGGAGGTGTTGATGGGGCGTGAGCCGGGTAAAGATGGGTTGAGAAAGGTACGGACACAGGAACGGAAGTTTGCTATTCTTGTCCGTTTCCCTACTCCTGGGTGCCAGTATTATCCGGTTCCTTATTATACGGCTATTTTCCGAGGCGATTGGTTTGATATAAAGCGTCTGATAGGTAAAGGGAAGAAAGCAAAGCTGAAGAACCATGCGTCAGTCAAATATCAGGTGGAAGTACATAAGGACTTCTGGCAAAACATTTTGGATGAAGAAAGAATAACAGACCCGGTAAAGCAGATGGAGCGTCTCAAGAAAGAAAAGGAGAACATTAAAAATTTCGTTGCCGGTATTGAAAATTCGGGTAAGGTTTGGATTACGGGATATTATATTGACCCGAATGGGAAGGAAAACCGGATGGTGCGTGTTAATGTGATTGATACCGGTAAAGAGGGTGGTGACTGGTCGGAGGACATTCAGGAAGCTTCTAACATTACTTGCTATGGTGATAATATTCATCCTAACCTCGTTGGCGCTACTCCGGGCAAATCTCAGTCTAATAACTCCGGTTCCGATAAACGGGAACTGTTTACGCTGAAACAATCGCTTGAGATTGCTTTCCATGATCTGATGTACACACCTCACAACGTGGTGATATATTATAATGGTTGGGAAGGTAAAGTCTATCCGGATGTACCCATGATTCTGTTGACGACGCTTGATCAGAATACTGACGCGAAGAAAAAGAGTGCTAACATACCTAATGACGATACGAATGATCAAGATTGATAAGGACAAATTTGAAAGAATTGTGTTGGCCGCTACAAGTGCAACGGCTGAAGTGTTTGATATGATGGAGGACCCCATTGCTGTTTCTACTACTAAACTGAAGTCAACAGTCTTCGGAACGGTTATAGATTTTGAGGCCCTTCCGGAAGTTGTTGTTGAGGATGTGGAACGTTTCATCTGTTTGGATGCATTTTATGATGCCATGCCGGGGCTTGACCTTGTATTAACTTCGACAGGGTTCGGGATTGTGAATAATCAAAACTTATCTCCGGCCTCACGGGATCGGGTTGAAACACTGCGGAAGTCGATACGGCAAGCTGCGGATGATGCGATGGATGCTATTATATCGGAGTTGATAGGTAACAAAGATTGGGC